CCGCCGTTCTGGAACCATGTAAAACGGTCTACAGCTTCCTGCAAATGCTGCGGCGGGATATCCTCAGGCGAGACATAGAACATCTGCAAGATGCCCTCTGCGCGGTCAGTGCCGCTCAAATCAGGATCACTCAGCATTACGAAGATATCGAGGATAACGCGAAAGTCCGTGCGGATCTCATAGCTCTCTCCGCCGATCTCGACGGAAGTAGGCAAGCCCCAATTCATCGGCGATACTTTGCCGTGTACTTCTGAATGCGCGGATTCGTGGCTTTCTGCTCACGAGCAAAGGCGCTGTCTGTCTCATCCATCAGCGCAAGCAGGAAATTTGTCCATACATGCAGGCCGTCCGCCATCGCATAAAGGTTCATGCTGCCAAAGATGCTGTCACATACCGGCTCTTCAAAAAGACCGTCGATGATCTCGCGCATCTCCTTGTCGCGGCGGTCGGCAATGTTGAAAATCTCAACGCGGTCGCCGCACTTCTGCACCTCATCTGCGTATTTATCCTGCTTCTTGTCCAGTGTGTCAAACGCGTTGTAAAGACGCTGGATAAATGCGCCGTCAGTCGGGTTGAATCGAATGATCACATCGCCCTTAACGCCGTGCACGGTGTATTCCTGCACGCCGTTTGCAAAACTAAGTTCCATGTTTATCTCTCCTTCAATGTGTTTTCAGAAATTCTGTAGTGTGTTGATCTCTGCCGCTTATCGAAAATCAGAAGTTCTCCACGGCCTCGCCCGCGAGATCGTCCCATTTTTCGCTCATGCTGACAATTACACCGGGCGATTTGCGCCGGTAGCCGTCCCCGTCGCCGCAACTGTCAGAAATTGCCGAAATGCTATCCCATGCCCGCATGACTGCGCCCTCCCCGCTCTGGCAGTCAAGAGCGATAGCGTTAAGGGCTGCGGCCTCTCGGCGGCTGTCCGTAGTCTTTGCGGCTTCGGCTGCGTAGTGACCCACTAACTTTAGCATTGTGGGGTTGCTGTCGAATCGCTCCATGAACGCGGAGTAATCAGCCGGGGAAAGAACGCCGGTTTTCATCAGCTCAAGGGCGTTATTGTCGATTGCGTCGGGGTTTGCAATATTGGCGGCGCGCACTGCCTGTTCCAGCTCGGCGCGGATCGTGCGGCGCGTGGCCTTGAAGTTGTCCCAAACGCGGGCGCTCACCTCGTTAAAGGTGGCTTCTGCGTCATGCAGCTTTAGCGCTGCGCGGGTTGTTCTAACCTGCTTTTCCTCGGCGCTGTCTCCGGGCTTCCATGCGTTAGCGTCACGGCTGGCCTGCTGCGCCTCTTGGAGTGCGCGGAAAGCGGTGTTGTATTCGCTGCGGGCTTCTTTGAAAGCTGTATCGAGCTTTCGGGCGTAAATGTTAAACTGGCTCATGGTGTGTTCTCCTTTCCTTACAGTTGACCGCGCAGCATAGCATTGAAAAGAGCGCTGCTGGCCTTACTGTCCTTTGCTTTTTCCGTCAGCTCTGCCGCGTACTTCTCAATGGTCGCGCCCAGATCGGACGCGGCAATACGATTTGCGGAAAGATCGCGGCGGGCAAGTGCGGCGGCTTCTTCATCGATATTGTGCTTGTCTACGCTGTCAAGGCTCACGCTGCTGCGGATTGCTTTATAGTTTTCGCTCTGTGCCTTGCGCTCCTGTTCCTCTCGCCGTGCCTGGTATTCGACTTTTAGGCGGCTTCTGGCGGCTCTGTATTCAGGGCTGCTACGCTCCAACTCGGCGCGGGTGCAAGCGTCCAAATACGCCTCGTCGCTGTCATAGTCGCCGCGCTTTACAAGGTCAAGGGCGCTACTCAAATCAAAGCCGAAAGCGGCCTTTGCCTTTGCTTCTACGCTCTCGCGGGTTTCAATGTTGGCCTTAAAGTCCATAATAAATTTCCTTTCTTTTTTATGTGCTATTGCGCTGTTTTTCTTAAAGGTCGATAATGATAACACATTCGCAGTCTGATAAATAATCTCGTGCTGCCTGTTCCGTTTGGAACACCTTTTCAGGGCTTTGCGGCGCTCTACAAGCCGCCCATGCGCCATTTTCAAGCAATGTCATAATTGCTATGCCCGTTTGCTTCTGCGCTGCAATCGCCTGTAAAGAGGCAATGCGGGCTTTAATGCTGTTATTCAAGGGCTTTGCCTCCGATCTCGTCACTCTCCAATTCCGGCAATTCCAGCTTGCCGCGCTCAATGGCTTCGTCAAGCATCTGATAGAGGGACAAGCTCAACGGGTCTATGCCCTCGACAGGATGGGGATACAGCACAATGCGTTTGCCGTCCGGCGTCACCGCGCCATACTTACGCAAATACGTAAACGCATCTTCTGCCGTGCGGAACTCACCGCCGCCCTCGACGATGAAGACCGTCTCATCGGCTGACAGCAACCTAAGGTATTCCCGCAACGCCGCAAGGCGGATATCAAAATTTTTCTTCATCGCTGTTCCTGCTCCCTTCGCCATGCTTCAAGCTCGTCAAGCTGCTGCATGATGTCTGTGATCTCCGTGTACTTCACCGTCTGCCGTAAAATCTCTGCTGCGGCGCTTACGCGGGTCTGTGCGGGCGCGTCTGCATCCTGCATGATCGTTGCCAGCGTATCCGCCGCGGCGTGCGCCCGCTCCTGCAGCACGTTACGCGCCGCTTCGGTTCGCTCGCGCCGTGCCTCGTTATACTTCTGCATAAACTCAGGGTCGCGTTTTCGGCGATAGATCGTCTGCTCGTTGATCTCGAGCTTTGCAGCCGCGCTCCGCACTGTCGCGGAGATCAAAAGCGCGTCAATAATGGTCTCGTCTCGAATTTTCTTTGCCAAAGTTTGAAAAGCCCCCTTTCCGGCTCTGCTTTATCTGACGTTTCAGTGTTTTTTATTAGTAATACTCCATCAGCGGTTTGCGGATACGCGGATGCCGCAGGGCTCGTATTGCTTCCCGCCGCGCCCTTGCATCAGGCTTTTGACCAAGCCAAAACTCGCTGATGATCGCCTCGCGCTGCGCATCTGTTAGTTGTGCAAGCGCCGCTTGCACGGCCTGTCGAAAATCCCGCTGTTCGATATCCTCAAAGGCTTCTGCCGCCGCTTCATCGGCAATCGCATCACCAAGCGTCAGGTCGCTGTCCTCGTCGCCTATCGGCTCGTCCATCGACCGGCAAACAGTGTTGATGGGGTCACATCGCGTCCGCTGTGTTCGCTGCCCGCAGGCTTCTGTGAACTCCGCCTTGAGCTTAATGCCGTACAGCGTAAGAAATTCACCCTTGTTCACATCCCATGTCGGTAGCGTGTCCATGAGGGCGATAAAGGCCACTTGCAGGAGGTCGCTTTCCTCGACACCTGCACGACCTTCCATTGCCCGCACCCACCTCAAGGTCTGCTGCCATGCAAAGCGTTCAACCGCCGCCCAAAGTCTCAGAATGTCCGCCTCGCCCGCCTGCACCGCTGCTGCAATTTCGCTTGTTCGCTTATCCTGTGTGTCAAGTGATTTTGCTTGCATATCCGCTCCTCCTGTGGTAAAATCAGAATCGACAAATCGGATTCACCGCAAGAGCCGCTCTCCCTATTTGGGGAGAGCTTTTTTCATAATCGAAAATGACGGTTCATTGCCCGCTCAAACTTATCTCGATCATCAGCAGGCAAAAGCGGAATTACACGGTGCTGTATTTCGTCACGCTGGCGATAGCGCTCACGCTTCCGGCGTGCCGGTTTGATTTTCGCTAAAATGCTGGCCGCGGCCTCAATATTCATGCTGTAACCCTCCCTGTGACCTTGTAGAAGGTCGCGTCAACGTGACCAGTCGCGCCGCGTCGGTTTTTATCGAGCCACAACTCCAACAAAGATGGCGATTCCATGCGCTCACCTGTCTCACACGGCGGATTGTGCAGCAGCGTCACCGTATCCGCGTCCTGCTCGATAGCGCCGCTCTCGCGTAAATTTGCCATCGTAGCCCGAAAGCTACCAGAACGGTCAGAGGCCGCTGCGCGGTTGAGCTGGCACAAACACAGCACAGGGATGTTCAGCCTCAGTGCAAGCAGCTTCAAGGCCCTGCTGTTCCTTGTGGTCGCCTCGTAAAGCGAAAGCCGAGCTTCCGGCGGTTCAAGCAGCCCGAGGTGGTCGAGGATCAGCAGGCCCGGCTTCTCGCGATAGGCCAGCGCCTCCACCTGCCGAACGTTCATACCCGTGCGCTTGTTGAATACAAGCGGCAACGCGGAGAGCGCTGTCGTCCCCTCGGCAAAGCGCGTGTACTCGTTGTCCGTAAGCCTGCCGCCGAACATGAGCCGCGCCGATGACAGGCCGCCGATGTTGCCGACAAGGCGAGCGGAACAGTCCTCTGCGCTCATTTCAAGTGACAAGTATAATACCTTGACTCCGTTTCTTGCTGCATTGAGCGCGATTTGCAAGGCGAGCGCTGATTTTCCGACCGCCGGTCTTGCACCGATGACGTGTAACCCGCCGTTAATGAAGCCACCGCCGAGCAGTTTATCGAATCTCAGAAGGCCCGAGGCCACACAAGGCACTCTGCCTCCGACCTGCTCAGAAACGCGGTATCCGAGCTGCATCAGCACCGCCGTAAGCGTTTGCGAATCGCCGCGTGTGTTTTCCTCGGCAAGCCGCTGCAAAGCCTCCTGTGCGCGTCCAAGCGCGTCTGTAGGGTCATGCTCGGCGGTCATCAGTTCTTCGCCGATCTTTCGCAAGGAACGTGCAAGCGCAGCTTCCTTGACCGCTGCTAAGTAAACATCGAGGTTCGCCGTGGTTGGCGTTGTGTCCATCAATCCAGCAATCAGCTTGTCCGTCACATCGGTGCAATTGCGTCCCGCTTCCACTCTGACGGTCAGCGCATCAAAGCTGCCGCTTTCCTCGTACTGATGACGCATCGCCCGGAAAATCTCTTGCAGCGGCACGGAAGAAAACATATCGTCGGGAAGCTCTGCCGCCTCCGGAAACAACGACGGGTCAATCAGCAGCGAACCGAGTACGCCGTACTCGTTCAGAATAGAATTCACGCTCTCACCTCCATGTGTCCGTAGCCTCGTCGTACTGCCTGGGCTTGGGAACTGCGGAAGATTGTTCTCCGCCGTAGCCTTGACGCTCCCAAGTCCTGACGCAAGCCTTCCAATCCTTGATAGGCTTTCCTTTCCCTTGCACCCAGCCGTTTGCAGCGTAGTAATCAAGGAAGTATGCTGCGTCTACGCTGTTTTCCCGTTCGATACAGTAAGCCTGTACTTCCTCAAGAGTAGGAGGAATAAAGCGAGCGCGTGGCGGCGTAGCCGCCTTATTATCTATCTCTTCTCTTTCCTTATCTATCCTTACCTGTGTATCCGATTTGGATACATCTTGTATACATTGCGTATCCACATGACTATACCGTCCATTTTCAGCGATAGATAGGCGCTGCTTTTCTTCGGTGTAAATGGATGGTGTGTAGCGATCACGCTGGATATAATTGTTCACTCGCCAGTCTCGAATTACGCACACACCGGATTCAAACGGGATAACAAAGCCCTTAGCAATCAGCAGTTTCAAATCGTCTCCAGCAGCGCCGACCATTGCCGTAATCCGTTTTGGTGATGAAACAAAACCGTCATCGTCTGCTCTCATACCGAGGTGAAAATAAAGGCTTTGTGAACTTGCCGGAAGGTCGAGAAACGAATCCGTGTCAACAACATCGAGCGAAAACATCCTCCGTTTCGCCATTACCAACCCTCCAAAAATTCCTGACCCATCATCCGTGCGAGCACATCCTCTGCAACACGGGCGACAGCGCTGATTTCACGAGCGCGACGAGACATGGAGCGAATGAAACGTTTGACTTCGTCCTCAGTCGTGGGAAGAAAGTAGCCAGACTGATTGTCGGACAGGATCAGCGTCCCGGCCTTTCGTTCCCGCTGAATGCGTCGGCGAATCGACCTCTCATCTTCTCCCGTGAGCTGGACAAGCTCTGTGAGCGTCACACCGTTTTCGCTACCCCCATGTAGCAAGTCAGAAATAAGTAGCTTTTTTTGCGTCGCTGTGGTATTCTTTTGATGGGAAAGTGTGGTCGCCAAACCGCTTCCCGTCGCCCTTGTCGGTGTTCCCACACCGGCGAGGGCGTTTTCTTTTTTATCCCTCATTATCGATTTTCACCCCTGACTGTTCATTGAGCCACTGCTCAAATGCTTTCACAGGAATCCGCACACAACCGCCTAATCGTACGACGGGAAATCCGGGGATTCTCATCCATCGATAGACTGTTGGACGGCTGGCGTGCATTGCCTCGGCTAGCGTAGTGGGCGTATATGCCAAAATTTCCATCATTCCGTCTCCTTCTCCAACTTAGAGATAGCTTCAAGAATAAGCTTCTCCTTGCTACAGGAAAGAGGAACTCGCAGCCAACGAGTAATAGTTGGTTCGCTGATGCCAATACACGACGCGATCTTCCACAATGGGATTCCCGCGCTTTTTGCTCGCTGCCGCAAAGATAAATTTTCCATTTAGCTATCCTCCTACTTGACTTGCTGAATCAAATCTGCTATCATCGCCTTGATGATGATTTAATTCTACCGATTCGCTTCATTTTTTCAAGTCGATGTAAGTAAAATTTAATCGACTTATTTCTGCAATAGTTGATTTTGCTCGTACTTGTAGGAGGCCTGATATGACTAGGGAAGAACAATCTGTAAAGATGGGAAAGCGCCTAAAAGCCTTAAGAGAAGAAACTCCTTTAAATGGGAAAAAAATGTCCCATGAAAAGTTAAAAGAGAAACTAAAAGAAATATACGGGGTTGAAATCAGTAGAGACAGCCTAATGAACTATGAAGTAAGCGATGTCAATCATTCTAAGTTTGGCACTAACTTAAAAATGAATGTCGAATACTTAAACTGTCTTTCTAGTTTTTATGGTGTATCGACTGACTATTTGCTTGGTCGATCTGACGCTAAAACAGCAAATGAGGATATACAAGTTGCTTGTAAGACAACTGGTTTATCCTCAGATGCTATCGAGTCGCTACGATTTGACCACAGCCAGTCAAAACGGCGCGATATATTCGCCTTTGAAGATTTCTTAATAAAGGAAAGCTATGTTACTTTTTGGGCCGTTCAGATGCGCAATAGTGTCAAAAATATAATTCAAGTTAATTCTCTTCAATCAAAATTAGGCTCAGATATTGTAACGGATGAAACGAATTTTCACCGATGGCTGGCAATGAGTAGCTTTGAAAAATCTTTTAATAAGGCCGTGGAGGAATTTGCCAATCTTTATTCAGATGACTTAAAAATTGCAGACACAAATGCTTATCTCACTGCACGAAAAAACGAGTATGAAAAGTATCTAAAACGTATTGAAGAACTACAGTCAAGCCAAAAGTAAAAAACCGCCCCCGGTGTTGCAGCACCGAGGACGGTTATAGAGGGCAGCAAACTGATAGCCTACTGCCCTCCAATCATAACAAATGCAGGAGGAAAAAGCAATGCCAAGAAAAGCAAATACGCGCGCCGCGTCGGGCGCAGGCAGCATCCGGCAGCGGCCTGACGGTCGATGGGAAGCCCGTGTGACCGTCGGCAATGACCCAGGCACAGGAAAACCGATTCGCCGCAGCATCTACGGCAACACGCAGAAAGAAGTGTTGACCGCCATGCGCGACGCGCAAAAAGCGATCGACGACGGGCTTTACATAGAGCCGACGCGCCTGACACTTGCGCAATGGCTCGATATCTGGCAGAGCGATTATCTGCTCTCGCAGAAATACGGCACGGTCAAGACCTACAAGGCCCAAATCGCAACGCACATCAAGCCCGCCCTCGGCGCGGTGAAACTCACCAAACTCACGCCGCATATCATCCAGGGCTTTTACAACGATCTGCTCGCCAATGGCCGCATTGTTCCCAAACGGGACAAGCAGGGCAAGATCATCAAAAAGGACGGCGTCGCCGTCACGGAGACCGCACCGCTCAACGCAAAGACCGTGCGCAATGTTCACGGCGTTCTGACAAAGGCCCTTTCTCAGGCCGTCAAGGTGGGCTACATCGCACGCAATCCGTGTGACATGGTAGACCTTCCCCGCGTCGAGAAAGCGCAGATCATGCCGCTCACCGACGAACAGGTCAAGTCTTATCTCGCCGCAGCGGATACCGACAACGATTATGGAGATATTCTGAAAGTAATTCTCTTTACCGGCCTGCGTGAAGCCGAAGCGCTGGGGCTGACATGGGATTGTGTCGACTTCAAGAAAGGCACGCTCAAGATTTGCAAGCAGTTACAGAAGCGCCCCGCCGAGGCTGGCGGCTTCCAGTTTGCCGCCCTCAAAAACGACAAGACGCGCATCCTGCGCCCCGCTCCCTTCGTCATGGATATGCTGCGCGCCGTTCGCTCCAAGCAGGCGCAAAGGCGTTTACAGGCCGGTGATCTTTGGCAGGACTGGATAGATCCCGCCAAGCAGTACGCCGCCTGTCGGCTCGTTTTCACAAATGCGCTCGGCGACCACCTGCACCCGCAGCGCCTTTATGCGCATCATAAGAAGATTGCAGCCAAAGCAGGAGCGCCGGACGCCCGTGTGCATGATCTGCGCCACACCTTCGCCGCGCTCTCCCTGCAAAACGGTGACGACGTGAAGACCGTGCAAGAAAATCTTGGCCATGCGACCGCCGCTTTTACGTTGGACGTTTACGGTCACGTCTCAGAGCGCATGAAGGAGGACAGCGCCGCCCGGATGCAGGGCTATTTTGAAAATCTCAAAAAGGCATGAAAAAAGCTCCGTCGATCTCATCATCGGCGGAGCTGCTTTTGTCCCCGTTAAGGGGTAAAACTTTTAATTGGGGTAAACTTAGGGGTAAAACGTATTCTACGAAAACGCAAATGCAACTTTTCTGCGTCCAAAGTGCCTAAATCACGCAGCAAAAAGAAAGAACCGCAACCTTTCGGTTGCGGTTCTTTGGCAGCGGGAGAAGGATTCGAACCCTCACATACGGAGTCAGAGTCCGCTGTGCTACCATTACACAATCCCGCTATATTGCGCTGTTCGCCGCGCTGTGTCGTTCAGCGAACAAATGTTATTATAGCAGGAACTTTGCATTTGTCAACAGGAAATTTTCCAAAAAATCAAAATTTGGAAAATTCCTGCCTCTTCCCCACTTTCCCGTCACATCCAGATGGCGAACAAGCGCAGCAGCGGCTCGAACACGCGGCGCAGGACGCTGCGCTTGGCCCACTCCTCCGCCGTGACGAGGTGGCTGCGGTCGACAATCATATCCATGTCCTCGAGCAGCGATTCGATCATCGGCGCGCTGTAGACCATCACGCCGCACTCATAGTCGAGCTCAAAGCTGCGGTAGTCCATATTCGCCGAGCCAACAAAGGCTGCTTCGCGGTCGACCATGATGCTTTTTCCGTGCAGAAAGCCAGGGGTATAGCGGTATACCTTTACGCCGTGTTTGATGAGCTCGCCAAAGTACGACTCCGCCACGCAGTCGGCGTACCAGTGGTCAGGCTTGCCCGGCAGCATCAGCCGCACGTCCACGCCCCCGTCGCCCGCGATGCACAATGCACGCATCAGGCTCTCATCGGGGATGAAGTACGGCGTCGTGATATAGAGGAAGCGCCGCGCGCCGGAGATCATCTGGAGGAACACATCCTCGGCCGGATTGTCGGGGTTGTTCTGCGGTCCGTCGGTAAACGGCTGGCAGAAGCCCTCGCTTTTGACCGGCGTATGGGGGCGGTAATAGTCGTGCTCGTTGTGCATCACGCCGCCGAGGTTCACACACATGCGGATAAAGCTTGCCGTCAGGCCCCAGGCGCCCTCACCTTCAAGACATACGCCGCTGTCCTTCCAGTAGCCGAAGCGCTCGATGAGATTGGCGTACTCGTCGGCGATGTTCACGCCGCCGGTGTAGGCGACGTCACCGTCGATGCAGGCGATCTTGCGGTGGTCGCGGTAGTTGAAGTGCAGGCGGTTCACATACTCGTGCACGGGGTTGAAGATGAATACCTCGACGCCCACCTCGCGCAGACGGTCGATCGTCTCGCCGGAAAAGCGCTTGATGTTGCCGAAGTCGTCGAAAATAATCTTGACCTCAACCCCCTCGCGCGCCTTGGCGCAGAGGATCTTTTCAAGCTCATCCCAGAGCTTTCCCTCAGCCAGAATGAAGTATTCAAGGAAGATGAAGCGCTCAGCCTTGGCTGCGCGGTCGATAAGATTACGCAGCAAAATCGTGCCCTCGGGCAGGTACGTGACAGAGGTATTCTGATAGAGCTGGAAGTCGCGGCGGCAGAGGTAGTTTGCCGTGCGCAACCAAGCGGGCAGCTGGCGCGTGAGCTTGTCGACGGCGATCTCACTGCGTATGCGCACGCTCTCCGGCTCGTCAGGAAAGCGCTTGGTGTTCTGCGGCAGATGGCGCTTCTGCGCCGCGCCGCCCCAGAGGAACCAGAGAATCATACCCACCGGCGGGGCCAGCAAAAGCAGGATGAACCAGATGAGCTTATAAGAAAGCTCACCCGGTTCATTGTAGATATGCACCGCAAGGAACAGCGCGCCGACCTGTACGACGCCGTAGGCCAGCGCCAGATACTCCTGCATAAAGTAGGAGATGGCGACAACAAAGCCGATCTGCACCGCAAGCAGGACGACGACCAGCATGATCCGCAGCGCCGCAGAAATGCGCCGCTCGCCCTTTTGCTGAATCTGGAATCCCTTCATCGCAGTCTCAGTCCCCTCCTGTTGGCTGTTCCCTGTTTTTGATTTTTTGTTTTCCTCAGTTCTTCTCGTAGCGCTCGTTCTTCTCGTTCAGAAGCTCGGTCTTGATGTCGTAGAGCTTCTGCGAGAGGTCCACATAATAGTTATGCGGGTTATCGAAGCGCTTGACCTCGTCCCAGAGGGTATCGACCTGCTCGGCGCAGTATTTTTTGATCTCCTCGATGCCGGGACGCTTGTAGACGAGCTTGCCTTTCTGGTAGATGGGCACGAGCAGCTCGCGCGCTTCGAAGTGATAGACTTCCTTACGCTTCCACGTGGCGTCGGGGTCGAAGATCTCAAGATTCTGGCTGTCGTCCACGGTCTCGTCGTAGACCGTCAGATAGTCGGCGATGGCCTTGCCGGTGTCGCGGCCATAGAAGCGGTAGAGCTTCTTGAAGTGCGGTGTCGTGATCTTGCCGACGTTCTCGCTGATCTTGATCTTGGGGACGATATTGCCGTCCTTGTCCTCCACTGCGACGAGCTTATAGACGCAACCGAAGACCGGCTCGCTCTTGGCGGTAATGAGAC